ATGGGAACAGTCACAAAACGACCTCAATCGGACGGTACAACTCGCTACCGTGCACAAGTTCGTGTTAAGCGCGATGGCTATCCTGTTTTCAATGCATCAAAGACATTCAGTAAAAAATCATTAGCTGAAGAATGGATTAGAAGAACTGAGGCTGAGATTGAAATAAATCCAGATAAAATGTTAAACCCTGCTGAAGAATTGAAGCAGGCAACGTTGGCTGAATTTATTACAGCATACTTAGAAGAAGCTGATAGCTTCGCCAGGACAAAAACCAGTGCGTTAAAACAGATCGCTAGTGTAGAGCTATCTGAAAAAAATATCTATTCCTTAACACGACAGGATTTCTCTGAATACGCTATCGGACGGCGCAAAGGTGACCCTATTCGTGGAGTAGATGGCGTTGCCCCCTCTACTGTTCTAAAAGAGCTAAGCCACATTAAGGCTGTCTTAGTTCACGCCCAGTTTGTTTGGGGTAAGCAAATTGAACATACTATTGATGAGTTTGAAAAATCCGTAACCGGTTTAAGAAAGTCTCGTATCGTCACAAAAAGTAAAACACGCGATCGGCTACCAACTTCAGAAGAACTACAGGTATTAACAACACACTTTTATAGTGTATGGAATAGAAAAAAACGCTCTGTGCCTATGCATTTAATTATGTGGTTTGCTATATATTCAGGCAGACGTGAAGATGAGATTTGTTCTTTACGCCTATCAGATTACGATAGACATAATACTCAATGGTTAGTACGTGATGCTAAGCACCCAGATGGATCTGAGGGAAACCATAAATATTTTCATTTAGAGCCTAAAACTATCACCTTGGTTGGTAAGCTAATGGAAACTGAAACACGTAAACGTGTATTAGAGCTTGGTTATAGCGATCAATTATTAGTACCTGTAAATACTCAAACCGTTTCAGCTTATTTCACCAGAGCATGTTCTCAATTGAATATTGAGGATCTAAGATTTCACGATTTGCGCCATGAAGCTGCAACTCGATATGCTGAAGAAGGTTTTACTATTCCACAGCTGCAGACAATCACTCTTCATGAATCATGGAACACATTAAAGCGTTATGTGAATTTAAAGAAACGTGGTGAACATCGGTTAGATTTTGCAGAAGCGATCAGTGTTGCTGAGGGAACTTACAACAATCATTTTAAAGAATGGAATAAGACGCAGCGCAGTTTCTCCCACATGGATAATTTTGAAGCTTTTGAAGTTTCTTTGGATGATACGATCACTGTGCCTTTTAAGTTTCTTGAATCTCTAATCAATAGTTTTATCGAAGAGCACAAGCAAAATAAGTATTTCATTAGAAAGCATGTTAAAAAATTAAATACAGACCACCCTTTCGCATGGAATAAAGAAAAACAAGAGTTCTATATAAAAGAGATCCAGATTGCTTGGGAGGATTGGTTTACTGATCATGGCCAAGTTGACTGGTCAGAATTACCTAATGAAGCATCACATTTTAGTTTTAAAAATAATCGCGTGATAAGACTATTCAAAAACCGTGTTCTAGAGTTTGATCATGAACTTAATGCCTGGTTAGACATTTCTAATGACTATTATTTTGAAGAACATTACCATATAGAAAAACCAATTTGAGAATAAAAAATGAAAAACTGGGTCTACTTCTATATTGAGCACACAATCAAATACGGCAAGCCCTTCTATAAAGAAACTGGTTGGTCTTTGGGTTTGAAGAATAGCTTTATAATTACATCTTGTATTAAAAGTTAACTTAATTCTAAAGGAAAAAAAGATGCAGCAATATTTGGATTCAATAAAGCTTTCATTAACAACTAATAATTATTTTGGAGCTATAACTATCGCTTTAACTCTTCCTGATATTTGTGCTTATGTAAATAGTTCAAATAATAAAACATCATCAAAAAAATACTGTAAATGGTTCGATAAATATTTGGGTAAATATTATTCGGAAATATTTATAGATGAATTTAAAAATGAAAATACCGCTGTAGTAAATTTAATAGCTCAAGAATGTTATGCAACTCGTTGCTCCTTACTGCATCAAGGTACACACCACATCAGGCATCAAAGAATTCTCGATGACGCAGAACATGCCACAGTTTCATCTGTTCATTTTATGTCTCTAGGTTATGGTGCGTATTTAAGAAACGGCGATATTTTGTTTTTAGATGTAGATTTTTTCTGCGAAAATATGATTAATGCTGTAGAAACATGGATGAGAGATATTTCTTCTGATCGCCATAAAATGAAAAAAATAGCTGCAATGCCAATCATTCATAAAACTTTTGAATCGATTGTGGGAAGCACAAATTAATGATTTATTTAAAACCCTTACATATCATTTTCTCTTATTCATAACAAAAGTTACATTCAATATAACAATAAAATTGTTCATAGTTTTGGTATGCAATATATGGAGATCCTTATGTGCGCCAACTATGAACCGATTGCGAAAAATCGCGCTCAATTGCTAAATCTATTTGAGCCTACATTCGAATACAAAGCTGACATATACCCTAACTATGAAGCCCCTATCCTGTTTTCTAAGCGAGGCAATATAGAGTGGCGTTTAGCTCGATTTGGTCTAGTTGCGCCGTGGTTAGACGATATTAAGAAAGCTAAGAATACATACAACGCTAGAACCGAGACTGTAGCAAGCAAACCATCATTTCGAAATGCCTGGAAGAAAAACCAATTTTGTTTAATACCTGTTGAGACAATTTTTGAGCCTAAATATATCGATGACAAGTCTCATTGGTATGGAATATATAGACGTGATGAAATGCCTTTTACAGTAGCCGGCATTTATGAATATTCAATTATCAATGGTCAAGAATACAGATCGATGTCGATGTTGACAATCAACTCTGATTCACACCCTTTTATGAACCAGTTTCATGCACCAGATGATGAAAAACGCTCAATTATAGTTATCCCACAGCACCGAAGAAACGATTGGCTTAACTGCAACCATGAACAGGCTAGTGAATTTTTCTTTGAAATGCCTGTCGATGAGTTCACTGCTGCGCCAAAAACTGAAATGGATAAATTCCGACCAAACACACATTAGCTAACGTCAATTTATGACTTGTTGTTGTTTATCCACAGATAAATAAATTTGAATTCTAAACCACAATAATTTTATCCTAATAAGACAGATTCACTTCAAACACGCCCTGTAGCGTAGGAGTATCAAAATGTCTAAGAAGTTACCTATCTACTTCTCTGATGGTGCCTGGTCGAGCTTACAAGATCTAATGGGGCCTGATGGGAAACCAAGCCCTACCGTTAATGCTGTTTTTGAACAGATTTCAATTCAAACAGATCTGATCGACAAGCTTGGTTTGACACCTATCTTGCCAAAATCTAAAGCCAATATTCCAATGGCATTAGAGCGTATCCCCGCAGGTCCTGCATTTGCCACAAAAGATGATTTAGACACTACAGTAGATCTAAATGAATACTTAATTCACAACCCTATCTCGTCATTTATGGCACGTGTTGACAGTGAGTCGATGCTTGGCGCTGGTCTTGAGGTTGATGACCCAATTATCATCGATCGCAGCATTGAAGCAGCTCACCATGATATTGTGGTTGCATTAATCGATAATAAAGATTCAACAATTAAACGGTTAATGATCACGGCGAAAATGTCTAAAGCAGAAATAAAAGAGATCTTTGGTGATGAGGACTACCCATTACCTAAGGTTTGGCTTAAAGCTGAGAATCCTGCTTTTCAACACATCATCCCTGCAGAGAATCAAACTGTAGTTGTCTGGGGTGTTGTGACGTTCAACTTAAAGCGTATGTGTAATCGCTCATAATAAGAAGAAAAACATGAAAAGTGAAAATCGCATATTCGCTTTGGTGGATGTCAATAACATGTACGCTTCGTGCGAACGTGTTTTTAATCCCGCGCTAAATGATCTTCCAGTAATAGTGCTCAGTAATAACGATGGCTGTGCAGTCGCACGTAGTCAGGAATCGAAAGATTTAGGCATTAAAATGGGTGCACCTTTATTTCAAATTGAGGACATCGTAAAAAAGCATAATGTTCAAGTGCTATCAAGTAATTACGCACTATACGCCGAAATGTCACGGCGCTTTATGTTGATGCTTGGCCAGTATGTAGCACCGGGAGAACAAGAAATTTATAGTGTGGATGAATGTTTTCTAGAATTAACTACTTACGTCAAAAACTACGATTTAACAGCATACGCTCAAGAAATGAGATTGAAGGCTCAACAATGGCTTGGCTTGCCCTGTTGTATTGGGATTGGCCGAAGTAAGACTGAGGCTAAAATTTCGAACCATCTAGCGAAGAAGAATAAATATTTCAATGGGGTATGTAATTTAGCTGAAATGGATCCGTGTTCTGCAGAGCAATTACTTGCGGCAGTGGACGTTGGTGAAGTCTGGGGCGTTGGCCGTCAAAACTGTAAGAAACTAAACTTAATGAACATTAAGAGTGTCTTGGATCTGATTGAATCAAATCCGAAAGAAATAAAAAAGTCTTTCTCAATAGTTATGGAAAAGACTGTACGAGAGTTGCAAGGCGTTTCATGCATCGACATTGAAAAGGAGAACCCATCAAAACAACAAATCATAAGTAGTCGTTCTTATGGTCAGCCTGTGTATGAGAAAGACGACATAAAATCATCAGTACGATTATTCGTAACGAGAGCTGTGGAACGTATGCGTCATGATAGCTCAATCTGCAAGATGATTGGTGTATTTATTCAGACAGGTCGCTTCAACAAAGAAGAGCGATATTCGCCATATATCATCGTTCAAATGCCTGAGCATACAGATGATTTGTTGGAGATTACCAGGGCAGCAATGAAAGGGATCGATCAGATCTACAAGAAGGGATTCAAATATAAAAAGGCAGGAATTGTTTTACTCGAGTTAATTCCTAAGTCTAAATTTGTTCCGGATCTATTCACTGATTATACACATCGAAATCAGCGCGAAAATCTTCTAAATACACTTGAAGCTATCAAAGAGAAATTTGGTAAAGATCATGTTTCTCTAGGGCTTTGTAATGACACAAAAGCTATTTGGCAGATGAATCAAAACCGTCGATCACCTTCATATTTAACTAACTGGAACGAACTTTTTAGGATTGGGTAATCACTATGCATTTATTTAAATTAACGAATGAACAACTTGCACAGATCCTTATTCCGGAGCGGTTTGTGCCAGAAGCGCCTGCTAAATTGAAAGGAAAGAATATTGAGTATGTTTTTGATAGTGAACATAAATTTGATTTAACTTATGATGAGCTATTAGAAATAATTGGAAAGGCTCGATTAGCTGGACCGCAACTTATACCAGTAATTGGTACAGTGGGTGAGTAATGAAAAATAATATAGTTGTTAGAGCAATATATATTTTGGGATTTCTAGTCTTAATAAGTTTGATAACTGTTTTTGCAACGATCTATTCCCACTGGGATGATAACAATACTTCAGCATTAAAAGATAGTTTATCTACTACATCAGGAATATTTGGTGGACTAGCTACATTAGCTGCTGCAATCGTAGCTGCATATTTATTTAATGATTGGAAAGAACAGCATAATAAACAGATTTCTAATGCATTGGCTTTACAAGCTTATGAAGAATTCACCACTTTCCAAAGAAAAGTTCTGGAATTTGAAAATTATGTTTCTGAATTTGATGGGCTTCTAAATTCTTATACAGGTTTTGACCTAACGCTAGAAATTCTACACAAAGAAGGTCATCACATATATGTTCAAAATATTATCAATACAAAATCTCAGATGAGCATATCGTTTTTAAGTTTCCTATCCAAACTTAACTCTTACCTATTGATAAAGGATAGTAGTTGCAGTTTTGACGATAAATATGAAATGTACCATGAAAAATTTGTTTTAATTAATGCCTATGAATTGGAAGTTTATAGCTTGAGAGATAATTTAAATGAATGGGAGGCTAACTTAATTGGATATAGAGATTTAGTGGAATTAATTAAAAATAATGAAATTAAAGCCCTCTTAAAAGATCTAAAAGCATAGCCCTCATTCAAGGGCTTTTACTTACATTTAGTCAAGTTTTGTGAATATATTTGCTCATTAAATAGCTGAAATTTAAATCTCTGAGCAAATATATTCTCAAAATTAAAAAGCTCTCACTCGAGAGCTTTAACAAGTGCTGCTTGTCTTGCATCACATTCATTACCTTTAGCAATGGCATCAACAGCCCAGAGCTTGATTTCAGTCTCTTGCCCTGACTCAGCTTTTAAAAGTTTAGTAATTCCACCAGCAAATGCTATAATAATTTATCAAAATACTTACAAAAGCTTATAGATGAAACGAATACTAATAACCCTACTAACTATAATCGCTTTTCCATCTTATGCTGAAGTCGTGCCTTATGACGAAAAAACGTTTCATAAGCAATATGAGACAAAAATGACACAAGAGGAATATGATAAATTTTTAAAAAATTCTTTAATAATAATTAGCAAAAATTTAGATGATTTAGAGCATATTGCTGAAAAAAAAGATAGACGTAAAACCATAGATGGAATGTGTGTATTCTTTGGAAAATTAGAAACCCTTAAAGGATTCTCTCAAGATAACATTGAATTAATCGGAGCGAGAGAAACCATAAATGATATAAATGAAATGCAAAGAGAATCATTCAAAATAGATGGCAACCTTTTCACTCTAGAATCAATATGCGGCAATTAGAGGATTAAAAGGATTCAAACAAGTGAAGGAGTGATGCTTGCTAATGACCGTAGCATTGCAAGCAAACACTGATATTGACGTTGGTTTTAATTGAGTGAGCTGAACATCCTGACAACACACACAAAATAAAAACGCTCAAGATCAAAGATGATAATGAGCGTTTGCATTTAACTCTATGCATAATTACAGATCCTCTATTGGCACCATATCTACAGTTTTACCCGCCAATTCGTGGTGACAGTCTGATAAGAATTGAATCTTTCCATCTGTTAAAAATAGATGACATCTGCTTTCTGGATGGTGATCATTTACCAACAATGATGGCGTAAATGTTGGCTTGTTAACATCACCATTAAAATTCCATCTACTGCCGTTTGGGTGCCCATTTACATGAAATGGATGTAGGTACTTACAACCCGGACACTTAAATAAGTACATCCCACTACTCCAATATTCTAGATATGGAGTAAGCTCAGTAACGGTTTCAGTCATTTAGATCACCACTCGACTTGAGATCCAACCGTAAAAAAACTGTTCTTGTGTTGGATTACGTTCGCAGATTTCGATATAGCGCTGTCCTTGCATAATGTTTAATACTCGGACTAAAACCTTTTCACCCTCTTTTCCGCGCTTAGACATATAGGTTTTAAGCGCATTCAAAGTTGCAGATCCATACACCCCATCAATGGCTAAATCTGGCCAACCTCCTTTACCTTGGTTATTGAGTAAATTCAGAGCGCGTTGAAGTAATGGTTTGGCAAAACCTGTGCCACAGTTCACACCCGTATCGAGTAGCTCTTCTGCCACGGCGGCACTAATTACATTTATCTGGTCAAAACGTGGAGATATCCAGTATTGTTTTTTGTAGATATCTTTTGCAGTAGATAAAGGTAGATCTTTCATGCTCCCCTTATAACCACTGGCACGTGCTACGGCTTCAGTAATACCAAAATTTGTAGCACCACCACGATCGGCTGGGTTGTTAACATATCCACCTTCACGATCAATTAACTCTTTTAAATATTGTTCAATATTCATGTTGCTTTCCTATGGGCAATAAAAAACCGCCTTTCGGCGGCATTGGATAAACTGTGTTATTTAAAAATTGAGCTAAATGTCTCTTTCACTTCGACAATGATCTCACCAAGTGACTTGCCTTTCATTAGCTGTACTGCCTGATATAAAATACCGATACACAGCATCCCAAAAACAGCAAACATCAACATCACAAAGCCTTGTGTCATATGTGAGTATTTCTCAGCCAATCCGTAAAATTCAATAAAAGCTGAACCGCCATACAAGCTAATAGCAACACTAAAAACGAATTTCATAATCACACTGACATTGATTTTAATCCGTCCCTCTTTATCGATATCCCCACTTAAAGTTAATGCGAATATAGCCCCGACTACAGCTGCTAATATTTTTATGAACCAAGGCAAAGCTTTAATTGATAGTTGTTCATGCATTTTTCATTTCTCCAGATATGAAAAAACCGCCAAACGGCGGCCATATTTATGTTTTAAAGTTAGACTTCGATTTGATATACAACGCCTGTCGGCGCACTTCTCTTTATTTCATTTCCACTTATGTAGACTTTGTCTCCCGCGTTAAAAACTGTCGAGCTAGTACAAAGCACGAGCCCTGTACCATCTGCAACTAAGACTTTGTAGTTTGGATGATCAGCACTTTGAACTGTGCCTATAAACTCCGGTGTTCTTGGAAGCATATCGAAAAAACGATTATAGATATTACTCACGATTCACCCTCTCTATCGTTGCTGTTTGATTCACTAGCTTATGAGTAAATGAACCACTAACACCATCAACAATGCCCCACCAATCACCGTTAAATGCAACAATTTCACCTGGTAAACATTGCCCTATTTCTTGAGTAATCGGCATCAATAAACTGTGATTTTCAACAAGCCCAGCTTTAGCCAGTACTTCACGACCTTTGCTATGCATCACCGTGGTTGATGTAAGCAATGGGCTATTGATCGACTCTTGAAGCACATCACCTGCAGTACCAATACGCTTAACTTGACCTGTATCACCAGTACGATCGTTAGTAAGAAACACGCCGTTATAATCGGGATATGGCTCATAATTTGTGGTCTGATCTGTAACGATACTTTCAGGGATAAGTCGGTCATATTCATCAACCGTAATTGAATCCCACCAGGTCTTTTTATAGCGGGCTTTGATCGTTAGAGTATTGCTTGCAGGCTCACTGTAAATAAAACCGCCTGCAGCTTCTACAATGAGCTTAATCGCTGCAATCGGTGTCAGATTTGAATAACTCAGGCTCTCAGGCGGTAAGATCCAACCTAAAGCATCGATCAACTCCCAATTCAACACAATGTCACTGTTCACTCGGTCAAGTTCAGCTTGAACCAATTGAACTGACGATCGTTCATTTTCTTGAGTGAATGACCGAGTCGGTGAATATGGCGCATCAAGTAACGCCGTTGGACTGCGACCAGAAAGCTTATAAACATCTTTTCCGAACTGTCTGGAACGTGAAATGTTCTCTAACACCATGCGGTGCTCATTGCCATTGATCATGATTTTAAAAATCACCGGCTGACCATCAATCGGCTCTGTTTTCGACTTTTCATAAAACGGGATCGACAGATTATATGACCAACTCCAACTACTTCGATCGGTGCTGTAATCACCGCTATATATTTGGATCTCTTGCCCATTGTCTAAACGGGTTACTTTGATTTCATTCACGATATACCACCAATCAACGGGTGCAATGTTAGGCAAACAATCATCAGCACCAAATTTCAAAATGACGTTGTGCGAATCAATGTCATGACATAAACAAATAAAATTAAGATCTGTTGAACCAACATATTCAGGCTTTGGATGCGGATCGATTGGATCTACTTTTGATTTGCGGTAATAGACTGCCCTTGCCACTTCCCACGGAATAGAATCAGTAGTAACCAGCTCTAATCCTTTATCGTGTTTGAACGTAAATCGCTTTTCAAACACTGCAGCGACTTCATGACTAAACGTAATTTTCTTACGCTTTCGAATCATTTCATCCCAACTGGTCTGACGGTTAATTAATAACTTTTCAGATACTTCAAACACCAAAGTACGAGCAATGAATCTTTTGTCGTTTTCCCGCCAAACAACTTTTGAAGTACTCGACAATCCTGTGGTTTCTTCAAAGACAGATCTAACCATACGCTGCAAGAAAGTAGACTTATCAAAGCCTGCAGTTACGGCATTGGAAATTGTTAAACCGCGCTCAAAAATAAAGGCGCTGTTATGCGCCTTTATGATTGCTTTACCAAACCTGAGATGATTTTCATGCAATGCAGGCAATGATCTTTGATACTCAAAAACACTTAAATGGTTTAGTCCAAGAATAAAATTGATATCGAAATGAGTCTCAATATTCGAGCTAAAACCTGTATTAATCACTACATCAATTGTGCATTGCTGAGTGACTGAAATAGCATTAATTTCAGCGTCAAATCTTGTATTTACAACACAATCAATCTGAGCAAAATTACCTTGTAGTGCAGTAATTTCTGAGCTAAATGTTGTGGGTATAACAGCATCAATACTTGCTGTATTAACCTCATCTGCACCAAAGTTCAGGATTACATTATGTGAATTAACTTCACCAATAATTTCGGTGAAATTTAAATTGACTTGATGGGCGTCGGGTGGAATGTAATTTGACACATGCACACCTCATTTTAAGTAGATGGTCTAAGTACGATTGAATTAACCATCAAATTGCTACCTAGTGCTAGATTAGGATTTGCCAGTGTAATATCTGTACCCACCGCTAAATCTGCAACACCATCACCGTTTCCGTTATATATCCGCGCCCATGTTGCTGTGCCTGCCAAGGTCACTGTTGCTGCATCAGTTGGATATAACTCAATACTGTCTGCATTGAGTTGTTTAAAACATGGCTCTGGTAAGTTCATCGTAACCAGCTTATCACTTAGATTTGCTATATCAGCTACGTTGGCAGGTTTTGTTCCTTTGTAAAATGAAATGGTGGCATTACTACTACCTGAATCAAGAAAAGTGGCCAAGGCTTGCAGTTGAGCTAAGCCTGCTGCCATTGATGGAATCACACTCATTTCGGCACCACCAAATCCGCAATAACTGCGTTATAAGTATTTAAGGGATGATGAGCAGTGATAAAAAACTTATTCGCTGTCAGATGACTAAATTCATAATTCCCGGCATCATCGGTTTGGATCTCATTCATTAAACGTCCTGAGCTACGCTCAAAAAGCCTAACTCGACATGGAATTGGGATATTAGTTTCTTTCACTTGCCCTTTTATTTTCAAACCATGCGAAAAAGTTAAGATCTGCTCAGATCCATAATCACGGCTTGAAATCACATCTAAATTCACAATCATAGATCACCTATTTTTAATAAGATTTGCCCGGATTGATTCGCTGCTGCTACATCTTTTGCAATGAAGATCTGCCCATTTTTTTCAAACGATTGTAGATTTGAATAGGGTTTAATCTGAAACAGCCAATTGAAATTAGGTATCTGACCGCGCAATACGTTTGTAAGCTCTTTGATAAAAATAGGTGATTGTGGAATTGTGCTTGTGGTTGCGACTGTCGCTAAATAATTTGTAGTTCCACTTCCCATATTCGTTGTAATACCAAGCGACAGCACACTAGCATTATTTGAAATTGATTCATTGGTGTACTTTCTTTGTAGTAACAAGACATCTGATACTACCGCTGATGCAAGCGATGTACTGCTCCCTTTAATGAAGGATGAGTTAGCAGCAACATAATTCAATGTAGAACTTAAAAAGGTGTTTGCGCTATCAGAGTTGAGTAAAGTTTGAAATGCACCAAATCCGTAGGTTAAAGCATTTGTATCTAAGCTTGTTGTAGATGGCAGTATGAAAAAGTAATCTTTATTCCCGACCAAAATCCATGACCTGTTGCCATTCGCAGGTGCTGTAGTATCTGGACCTGTGGTGTTACCCGCTACACTTGTTGCGTAGTACCAACGAGACCAACCATTCAAAACCGTTGCTCCTGATCCTGTTGCTGTCCAATTACGATCTGGTGCTGTTGACTCATAAGGCGCTTGCACACCAAACATAGTGTCGATATCGGACATATCCTCCACAATGCCCACTTTGGCATATTTTGCATAAGTAGAAGTGTATGCAGGATCTAAAGCATCAATCACACGTAAATAAGGTCGTGAAGCAAGTAAAGTATTTGAAGAACGATAAGCAGCTTTACCTGTACCACTAAAAGGTTTTAACCATCCTAGTTGCGGCAATGAACTTGTTATCGTTCCTGTTGCGGTTGTGACAGTCGGTGCTGAAGCCAACTGAAAAGTGATTGTATTAGCATTAGGTACGGTCAAAATACGATGTTCACCATTAAATTCTGTCTGATTTACTCCTGCAATTTTAGTCACCTGATACTGCAAATAGTTATGTCCAGAACCATAAGTTGCTGTCACTGTAGTTCCGCTTGCTGTAAGTGTGGCAACTGATTGAGATCCAAAACCATTGACCAAGCAAGCATCGAGCACATCAATCATACAACCGAAGACATTCTGTAATTGCGGTGCATTAGTGTTCGTATGCACATAAAATTTAATATCTGTACTTGCGACCATTTCTTATACTCAATAAAAAAGGCTGCAAATGCAGCCCTTTGGATTTAATCAATTAGATAACTCTGTCAATATCACCGCGATACATAATCTGGAAGTTATCACTCAAAGTTGTTGGTTCGGATTGTTTCACAGTGCGAATACACCAAAGTGGATACATTGCAGCTACTGTGTTGAATCGCATAACGTTATTAGAAGCCCAACCTGTTCCCCATCCTTCTTTTTTGATTTCAAAGTATGGTTCGCTAGTGATTGGATTGATTGGCGCACAATCCGCATTCACACTACCAGTGCCGATCTGACCTGATACTTCACCGATAATTCTAAAGTTAGTTGTATCAGTGAATACAATCGCCCACCGTTCTTGAATAGATCCTTTGTTAGTCACTTCAATCGGATATAACGCATCATTGTAGTTAGGCGTGATCGGCTGCCCTGTCGGCTCATCTGCCCAAGTACTATTCCAAGTGCCTTGTACGAACTTCGATGTATAACGGCTGAACATGTCACCAACAACAACTACAGATCCTACAATTGAATTCTCAGCATCATAATTGTGGGTGACTGGCTTAGTAAAAGTGATCTGCCCATTGATCTGCACATCATTGATCAAGCCAATATCTTGATAGCGAAATGCCGCTGAAATCGGCGCTACTAGGCTATTCAAAGCAAAGTCACCACTTAAAATGACCTTGCCATAGTCGTAATCAACCGTGTACATGTCATAAGGAATCTTGGTTCCTTCGCTATCTTCCAACTCACACCACGAAATACGCTGATCATCTAGATCATAAGTCTGACCCGCAACATGACTTGGTAGTTCCTGTTTCTTGGATGAAGCAATCACACCAATATCACCCACTCGAAAGATCGGGACACGGCCATCGGGCGGTAAACGTGTTGCTGATAAACCTAAAATGTCAGAATCAAGCGGAATGTAGGTATAAGCCACAGCGTTATATCTAACACTTGTCGGATCAATCCAGTAAGGCACATTAATATAAGTCACACCTGATTCTAGGTATTCAAGCTCAGGTAAATACCAGTCTTGCGCTTCGATCTCGTCACGGTTGCTGCTTGTGATTTCAGTCTTGGTGTAGAAGTAGATATCAACAAAACCTGTATCGTAGTTAATAACACCATGCGCCTGTGCTGTTTCAATCAATCCTGCTTCATTGGCTGTTAATGTCAGTTGACCACCTGCCATGGCTGCAGCAACAACGGTTAAAGAGCCTGGGCGAATTGGGATTGTCGGTGTACGAAAGCTAACATGTTGGACTGGCAACATATCAGTCGTAGTCGTTAACGACTGCAGTGTAAGATTGTTATCTACATTCGGTGTCCAACTATCGACATCAATTACACCGGTACCATATTGAATGGTGCCGTTTTGGGTTCCGCTGCCTGTTGTGGTGTCGATATTGCGGTAGATAAGACCGTTTCGGTCAATAAAAGTATCAGATCCAACCTTAAATCGAACAGATCCAGATAAAATCTGCTCATCAAAACCTTGTGTTAAATCAAAATTAAGTTTTGCCGCTGTGACTTGTTTAGTACCCGCATTTACTCCTGAAGTATCACGATACTTTACTTGTACATCTACACTAGAGAATGCTTTCATTTGTGCAGCGACTAATTGAACAGCGCTGCTTTGTGGCAACACAAATGCTTCTGACATATTAAGCGCTCACATAATAAGTTTGAGGTGAATAGATCGTTTGCCAACTTGTGACATTCAAAATCGGTGTGACTTCAACAGCACCCGTTGCATATTTAATCGTGCCTTGCACATTACCCAAACGATCGACTAGATTTCCTGTTGTTGAATTTAATGGCACGTCAAACAACGTTACAGTTTGAAAAGTAGTAGCACCAACACCGCTAGAAACTGGAATTTGCAGCTCTACGCTATTTGGTTCTATTGCTGATCCAGTACCAATATTGAATGTCAGCTTTTGGCTTAGATCAGGTGCTACATCATCAACAGTTTGAGTTTTAGGATCGCCGTAATTAAAGGCGAAACTAAACACCGCATTTTTCTGTGGTAGTTTTACAGGAATAATCTTTCCAGTACCCAAGGCATAGTTAATTGTGCCAGTGGCATCACCTGTGAACTGCCCTTGTGCATTACTCGTCGCTGATTTAGAAACACCTTCAAGCAACCATGTCACTGTCACCGAACTCGCTGCAATCGCAAGATGTCCTAGATCAAATTCAATTGCCGCAGGTAGCACTGACAAGTTTGCACGGGCAAAGGTTGTGATTGGTGTACCCCATAGCAGTAAGATTGGCGTTCCAACATCGGGTAAAGCACCTGTGGTTAGTAGCCAAGATCCAGTTGCATAGTTAATGCTTCCCGTACCTATTGATTCATTAGCACCCACTAAACGACCAGTGCCATTGTCTTTCAAGGTATAGAACTTGCCTTGAGCCATGAATGAAATGCTAAGCGCACCTGGTGCAGGAATCGGTAATAAAATGCCTGTCCAGTTTGTGCCTTGATTGTTCGCAGTAACAGGTAAAGCGTATGATTCAAAAGGCTGTGTTGGCGCAGCGGCAGGTGTAAACGTGATATTGATCGTCGCGCTACCAGTACCAATCGCATTGGTCCAAACGATATGACCTGTTTGATAGTCGATCGTACCCACTTGAGTGCCTGACACTGTACGCAATGTGCCGCCATTATCTGTAATCACTTGACCGAATAAAGTGAATGATACGGAACCAGGTAAAACACCTGAGCCAATATACAAACTTTGGCTAGTATTCACAGATGTGGTAAATGACGCGGTAATGGTTCCGCTATTGCCAGCGATTAAAGCAATATTTTCGCTAAGTGCATTTAGATCAACCAAAGGAGTTTCAGTTTGAGACGATGGGATTAACTGAGAAAAGATCGATGCAGCTTGAATCGTAAAGCTATTCACTGCAACATCTTCTGCAATCTCAACACTTGCATAGTATTTGCCTGTATCTGCAACTATGGTGTCTCTGATTATCGTTGGTGATTTAGCACCGTTGTACCACTGCGCTGCAGATAATCCCACAAAGTCACGCTCAAGCGGATCATTGATCGAGTAAGTTGCAATCTTATATTCGACTTGAGTGTTGTTCACATTCATGGTTGCAATGCGAGTTTCAACTTTGGTGATACGTATATATTGCTCACTTTCAGTTGATAAACCCTCGTTAAAGATCAGTACGATCGTATCCCCAACACTGCTTTCGGTATCGGTTTTAAACATTGCGGCTTGAATGAGTTTCATGCCTTGCCACAATGTATCTAAAGGCGTACCGGCAATCTGACCACCTTTAGCAAGATAGTTTTCAATCCGATTGGCTGCATTTGTACGAACATCAGTATGACTTTCAGTGCTAAACAGTAATGCTGAAACATTCGGATCATTTGGATTCTTTGAAATGAATACAGTTGAACCCATGAGTGACTCAGTATCATTGTTATTGATCCCTGCAAAGATTTTACGCAGTGATACACGGCCCATTGTGCGGTCAAGTTCAGACACATCAGGAAAAAGGTTATTACTCTCCCCATCTACTACGACTTGGCCAGAGTACTTACCACCGCCGTCTGAAGTATCAGTCAAACGTTCAGACTTATATAAAACTAGATTATTGGTCTCAACTGGCATCTGGCACCTCTAAAAATTTAAGAGTAACTTTGTAATAGTCTTCATTTGAAACTGTTGGAAATCCTTTAACAGGATCAGCTTCAATTGCTCCCTGAGCATGATTAAAAATCACGTTGAATTGGCGGTTGTCATGCGGATATTCAAAGACCAAAGTAAATTGCTCATCTTGTAAGGCTGACCAATCTTGAATTACAGATAAAATTGATCGTTTTACCCAGCCCTGACTATTTTCTTTAGAAAGCAATGTGATTGGTCGCCCTGATTTCTTTTTTCCTTCCTGAATGATCAAAGTGCCGTCTACAGAGAACTCTTGATTTTGTTCAATTGGCTTCCAAGAAAATTCATCTGAAAATAAAAAACCGTCCTCTAGCTGGACGGTTTCACTTGTTGATTTACGTATAAGTCTCATTAGGACCTCTTTTTAGCTTGTTCAAGCTCTCGAAAGAATTTCTCAGTAAAACCAGCCTCATCTTCATCGGCATATACATAGGTAGAACTATCACCATTCACAAGCTCAATACGAACATTCTTAGGATTTCCAGCATCAATATTATTAGGAATCTTAATAGGTTCAATTGTTGGTGCTTGAATAGTTGGAACTTGGATCGGCTGATAATTTCCACTTGAAACTGAGCTTTTACCTTTCCCGTTTTCCCAATAATTAAGCGTCTTTTCCATTTCTTGCTTAGTGGTATTTAAGTTCTGAGTAGTACCGCCTTTCATCGCTGTTGCAGTTTCTTGAGCAAGACTACTTTTTGCTTTATTTGCTAAATCTCTCGCACGTCCAGCATCCATACCTGCTGAAACCAATCGCTTGTAGTAGTCCTCAGCCATTTGATCAATGCCACCCTGCAATTCAGCTAAGCCTTTACCATTTGCCTGATTTTGTGCCTCGCGCTCTGCTTTAATTTTAGCCATAGCATCTTCCCACTCTTGGGCGCTTGTTTTGGCTTCTTCACGGGCTACACGACCTAATTCACGGAAGCCATCAGCAGCAGATCCTCTAGCGGTTTTTTCAACATCGTAAAGCGCATCGACAATCTCTTGAGTAGACTTAACAGATGATTTTCCTGTTTCATCAATCTGAGCTTGCAATCCAACTGATGCACCTTGAGCCTTAGCATTTGCAATTACAGCTTGATCACCCGATGCAGCTGCAGCTTGCATCACACGCTCATAGGCTTGTTTAAGACCTTCCGAGGTAGCTTGTCCGCTTGCTTTGATTGTGTTGAAGTCTGCAATTGCTGATTGAGCAGCAAGTTGTAATTGCTCTTTGGTTTTGATGCCAAGTCGATCAAATGCTTTGCCCACTTCATCAAGATCATCAGGTAACTTTGCAGTTACTTGCTTGATCGCAATCATCCCCATTTCAACTTGTTTCGTTGAAAAGACACCCTTTTTTTCAAACTCATCAAGTTTAGCCTTGGCTGCATCAATCTCAGCTTGGCTTTTTGCTGTTTCTAATAACTTTATCCAAGCTAAATATACAATATCAGCAGCTTTTTGCCCCTTAACCCCCATTAATTCAAGGCTTTTGGAAAAGTCGTCTAAATTTTTAATTTTGCTTGTAAAACCCTCAGAAACGCGATTTAGTAAAATATCAAAATCCAAACCCAAGGCAGCTACGCCCTTACGCCCCGCTGTTAACCGCGAATCAAGACTTTGAACAGCAGCACCAGAATCCTCCATGGCTGAGATAATTACTTTTCCAGCACTGTTAAATTCAGCTTTTAATCCTTGCACTGCTAGTTGTGCATTTAGAGCTTTTAAAGCAGCTTGACCTGCTGCATCAGCCGTTTTAATTGTTGTATCGGCAACTGCTTGTGCAGCAGCGATTTTTGCTTTAGTGATCTTCTCACTTTCAGTCTGATAAACCTTTTCTTTCTTATCAAGTTCAGCAAGACCCGCTAAAGCCGCATCTATAGCCTCCTTATCACCTAACTTGCGTGCTTCAGCTAATTTTTGGTGTAGCTTTATGCGTTCGTCACTAATAACCTTATAATCTGATACATGTTTTTGCTCTTGGGCTGTTAATTCTAAAAGTGTTTTTTGGAGGCTAGCAACACGTTCTGCATCTTTTTCTTGTTGAGTTAGGCTTATCTGGCGAATTGCCTCTACTCCAGCAGATTTGAATTTTTCAGCTCCATCTGATGCTTTTTGATAGTATTCTTGCGCCTTAACGGCCATAGACTCAAAGTCTTTTATGGCTTGATTAGATACATCTCCAAAAGTTAGCTTAGATTTCCAATAGCTAAAAGCTCCTGCAGCATCATAAGCAGCACCTATGATTAAATTGATACCTATGTTTATTGCTTTAAATCCATCACTCAGAAAACCAAATACAACATTTACAGCTTGAAGTGCTTTAGTGAAACCATTTGTTTTTTCTGCTGCTGAATCAATTCCACTTGAGAAATTAAATATTTGTCCGAGAGTAGTATTGAGCACATCTACAGTAGATTCAAATACTGTACCAACAGTAGAAACAAGTGATTTGATCGCATCATACGCAGACAATAATGCGGTCTTGAGCGCCTCGATAGTTGCTACATCTATCTTTTTAAGTTGGTCGCCAAACCATACAAAACCATCGCCAATATCATTTAGGATTTTTTCAACGACAACTAAATTATCAGCAATAGTAGACAACCATTGAGCCACCGTTGCACTTGCACCATTAGCTTGATCCATTTGACCAATTAAGATTTGCCACTTAGTGGCAATTTTTTGAAGTGCATTGCCAATTGTTAAAGGTAATTCAGCATATTGAGTGTCTATTGCTGTTTTTTGTTTTGCTAACGCACCAAGCACGCGCTCTGCTGATAGCTCACCTGCTTCAGCCATTTTACGCAGTTCGCCAGTTGTAACACCTAAGCCTTTAGCTAAAGCCTCTGCAAGACCATAACCATTCTCCATGATGCTATTAAATTCTTCACCACGTAGAACGCCGCCTTGCATTGCTTGAATGAACTGCTGTACTGCGGCTTCGCTTGCTTGTGCAGAACCGCCACCTAGCTGAATGGCTTTGGTAACAGTACTAGTCATATCTAAGGCATATTGCTGTGTCTGCCCCATATCCTTAGCAACAGTATTCAGCTTTGTGAATAAACCTGCTGTTGCATCAAGACTTGAATTTGTATTAAGTGCAATCTGATGTACACCAGCGATTGCCTGCTGAAAATTACCACTTTCTTTAGTTGACTGTTGAATCTTTGCTGAAAGCATTGCATAGCTATCTGCTGCTTCTGCAAGTTCTTTTACACCCAAACCAACACCAAGAGCAGCCATCGCACCAACAAGTGCATTTACTGCAAACTTTGCCCCATTGATACCTTGGTCAAAGCCAGATGTATTGGCTCTTAAATTCAGTAAAAAATCTAAACTATTTGTAGCCATCTTATTTTCCTTCAGGCATAAAAAAACCTGTCTAAAGACAGGTCGTTTAAAATTCAAATTTAGGCATTAAAAGCCATATCGGTATTTTAAAGCATTTAGATTACTTGCTAGTTTTGTTTGTCTTACAGTAATCAATTAAAAATATAGCGTTATCCATATAGACCATTCCTTCATTCATATATTCTTTCGATGCGGACTCACTATCTTGCATAAAATTTAAGATACTTTTAATTGTATAATCATAAGCATAAAGAAGGTTGGTTTTCATAACTGCTTCACAATCAGTTTTAGGCTGCTTATTCTCTACCTCACGCTTTATTGCCTGTAGATTTTGTACAGGCGTTGATAGTGCCAATCTTGGAGTCGAACCTGCTAGAGAAAGTCCATCTGACCACTTAGTAGCAATTTCTGAATAAAATTTTTGATCTACTGTATCAAGCTTTCCAGATACAGCTAATTTTTCAATATCGACCTCTTTAAGCCTTTGCGTTTTAGACTTAATCAATTCAACATTTTGTAATCTTTGCTTTTCTATTTGCTTATCTTTATTTGCTTTATACATATAACCTAAAGCGGCTAAAGCTAAAACTATAAAACCTATTATTAATTTTTTCATAAAAAAACACCCCTAATCAATAGAGGTATTTATAGCATATATTTAGGGAAGTCAAAAAACCCGCACTTGGCGGTTTCTTGGTTAATTTTTCGTAGGAAGTATTTTATTTAGCATTCAGAAGTATTCATGTCCACCACTACCCGATAATTTTCCTTAACAAAATAATAAGTCTGGGTAATACCTATACCACCATTCTTCTTTATTGCTTTACTGCTACCAAACAAGCCTTTGCATTCCTGCTCTAGAAGTATTTTTTTTAATAATGGACGATTACTCATGCTTATCGGTCCCTTATATATTTCCGTATCAATCGAATGCCTTACATAAAAGTGATTCCGGCTAAAATCTACAGAATCAAAACTATGACCGGTACTGATATCTTTTGGAAGATCGTAATAGAAATTATTAATTTCTTTGTAATATAACGGATCTGTTAAGTAATCTTTCAACTTATAAAAATTGAGATTGCTATCGACAAGTTTGTACTTTATTAAGAATTGATCTAATGTGCCCAACGTATCGCTAGAGTCATCACTTTGATTTTTCTGAATCGTTGTACAACCAATTAAACTTACTAATAAGCTCAAAACTAAAACAAATTTCACTGCCGCCCCTTTAGTTCGAGAGATGTTGATTTATAAAATTCTAGTCGCACACAATTTTTAATTTCTGACTGTAATAATCCGTAGTTATTTTAAAATCATCAATTAGCTTTTCTTTTGGCTCATCATTTGAAAGCTTTAACAGAGCTGGTAGATACTCTTGTTCATATATTTTTGGATAGTCAGTACAGAGGACTTTGCGCTGTAATTCCTTATCAGCGTTTGGATCGTCAAGAATATCTAAGAATCCCTCAATCTTTTTATCAGATTCATCAAACTGCTTTTGAATTGACGAGTTATCAACTTTTTCAGGTTGTTTTTCACAGCCTACAATTAGAGTTGCAAGGCAAATTAATAATATTTTTTTCATGTGTATAGCTTTTTATGTTGTTAAAAATAAAATACCCTCGGTTGAGGGTAATTTATCAAATTATTTTATTGCATAAAACTATTTTGAAACTTTCCTATAAACTGGCATAAATTGAGCATTTTGATACAGAGTACTCTTATAAGCGGTTTCATAAATTGATCTACAAGCATCATTAGTGAACCTTGCTCGTACGACAACCTTTGGCACTCTATATTTATGAGCAATATCAGAAATGTGCTTATCCGTTAAATTTTTATAGCCTCCAACGGCAGCCTCTTCTCTCTCAACAATCTCTTTTGTTAATAAAAGTTCAATTGCACCCCAACCAGCCTCAACCTCTGAAAGCAAAGCTTTATCTTGTGCTAAGAAGTCAAAATTTTTGTCGTGAAGATTAGTAAGAACCTCAGCTATTCGATCTGCACCAAAAGTAGTATTTTCGGTATTGGAAGAAACAACATGCACTATTTCTTTGAGAATATAATATCTTTTCCAACAATAATTATTAATATCGTTTACAAGTATCTTAGTTTTTGCATTTTGACCAATCTTTACATAAGACATAATCATATGATTTAAGGGTTGATCAGTAACGTTTCCCAAGTTAAACGTAATAATTTCAGCTGGAAAATTAATACCCCATTTGTTCGCCTGACTTAAAAAATCATTAGCCATCCAAGATTTTCTAACTTTTTTGTCTTCTAATACTTCATTTGTTCTTTCTAATGTTAGCTTACGTGCCCAGAAAATAGAATCCATTTTTTAAATATGATTCCTATTTTTAAGCAGAATATTCAGTATTGAATAATTCAAAGTCAGACGCTTTATTAGTCAAACCTTCTAATTGCATTTGTTCGATTGCTAAAAACTGACGTTGAATTTCTTCAACTGAATCGTAACCCTTGATACAAAATTTGATATCAAGCAAGCCTTCTTGACCCATTTTCTCACAATGCTCAGCAAAATGTTGTTTAACCTGATCATCAGATAGAGAGAGTATTTCTCTTACTTTTATGCTCATATTCTACCCCACGAATATTTATTTTCCACAAAAATACCCTTTTATCGAAGATAAGAGGGTTATTAGTTTGGTAATATATTCTATGCTGACGTCTGGGTCAATACTCCACTTAGTCATTCGTGTCAATAGTTCGTTGTATTGTGTGTCTAAAGTTTAACATTTGTACACTAACTTTGCGCCACTATATGTCGTCAGTTGAACTAATTTAATAGATAAATTAATCGCCTGAATAATAGCTTACAGCTCCTTCAATTTTCCCAAATACCCATCAATGGATCTAACTATCCAGCTGTTTTAAGTACTTATCCCACCCCTGCTGCTTCGCATTATTAGCAACACGACTAGCGATCGCATATGTTTTGATTTGCTGCCGTTCTAAAGCTTGGGCTTCTTTTAAGTAATGCATGAAAGCACCGTATGTCATGTTCATGATTTCATCGTGGCTATGGCCAGACTTTATCAAGTAGGCGAATGAATGAAACCAACTTACCTCATTTGCTTCTTTTTTGGCTCTACTTTGTTTTTTCTCTTTTTTGAAAAATGCTTCATTTACTTCAATAATTTTTAGAACAAGCTCAACTATTGCCTTGGTTTGCTGTGCATTCTCAATAAACGTTTCAGGGCTTAGGTTTGTGCCAATTGAGCACATGCCCATGACGTTAATCATCTGAGTATTAATTAAAGAGCTAATTGTTTCTATTGAATAACTTTCTAGTTTCTTAAACTCATTTGCATATCCGTTGAAACGATCTAAGTTTTTTACTTGGATCTGCTTCACTTCAATTTTCTGATCAATGAATACATAGGGCAATGATTCATTGTTAGCTAGAAAAAAGTCATTCATAGAAATAATCCTAAAATACAGGCACAAAAAAAGACGCTTATGCGCCCCTGTGCCTGTAGTTTTATTAAGTTGTTGCAGGAATATTCACAAAGTGGCCATAGAAACCAAGCTTTGAATCACTACCTTTTGAAACATCAGAGAGCGCTTGCCCTTGAATTTGATATTGACCAAGTTCTTCATGGATCAATGGGAAAGTGACTTCTGGTGATTTTTTAGTTCGCCATAACTTCATTGCAACTTTCTCACCATTCACTGTATTAACACCTTCAAAATACAGCATGTATTCTTGCTCGAGATCAGATGCAATGGTTGTTTGAGTCACTGCACCCGATGTGTAGTCAATCGTTAATGGCATTGTTAAGCCGGCGATATCCGTAAACTTGATGGTTCCGAACACTGGATCAAGAACATACTTGTTTGAAGCCACGACAACAGGTGTAGCAGTTGAGTCTTTAACCACAACAGAAGTTAGGTTATAAGCATCAAGCAAGATCTTTTGATTCACTGTAACAGTACCAAGTGATTTACCAGTTACTGTTTCAGTTGGAATATCAAAGCTTTCACCAGATAGAAGATATTTCAAATTTTCTTTGTTCACTTCTTCCAGTTGACCTGAGAAATTTACACCTGTGGTCTGAACCATGGTGAAATCAGTTGTTCGTTGACCTGATGTACTTTCTTTGTGATCAATTACATCTGCTGTAACTTCCACTTCGAATTCAGGCACATTCCCTAACTCTCGTAAAGCACCAACAACATCATTGACGATATGGGCTAAATGAAACTTACCCTGTAGTGAAATATAGTTTTTAGCCATCTAATTTAGCCTCCGTTTTAAGTTTTGTTTTTGGTGTTTCGACTGGCTCAGGCACATGCTCTTTAATGTTGCCCCTGCCTAAATGTTCCAGAATCTCTGAATCACTAAGACCTGCAACAAAATCTCCTGGTACGAATCGCCCAATTGGTTTTACTGCTTCATATAGCTTGGACATAAGGACCTCAAAAGCTATTAATTAATTGACACTCGAACAAATACGGCAACCACAATTTGCCCGCTGCTGACATATGTTGCACACCTGCATTTGCTCTCTTGAATTGTTTGAACCCTGCAATTTGAGGGTTAAAACCTTGCATACGTTTTAAAACCTCAACGATCATTGGACTGGCTGCATTACGAATCAGCGTTGTATCACCAAGCTGTGAACTTGCTTCCTCAACGCACAGAACCACAAGCCACTGTTGGTACACAACACTTGCCGAGCCATTGCCTGCAGATTCGCCCACTCGATCATCCACATAGATGATGCTGATAGATGGAGCGACCGCCGTACACTCAAGCATGTCTTCAACAGAAAAAGGCGTATAAATCTCCAGTATTGAATTAATGTCTTGCAGTCGATCTTTGATGATTGGTTCAAGCGCAAAATAATTATTTGGCATCTTTTAATAATTCCTCCAAATAGTCCTCAATCGCAGTCAACATGTTTTGTGCATCATCTTCAGAGACACCGAAAATTGGTCGCGCAGGAACTGTTATTGATTTGCGTTTTACCCAACCTCCTGTTGGAGTTCTGAAAGTAAGATATGGCTTACTTTTGGCTCGAATAGTTCCGCCGTAATGCATCAGCTTTGCATACAGAACATCAGTAAGAATTGATACGCCGTTTTTATTAAGTCGAGTACGGATCGAGTTTAATAATCGCCCCGTATCCCTTAACGTTTGACCTTTCTGAGCAATTGCCCGCCATGACTTTTGCCAAGGTCTACCATCAGGTGCTACGCTTCGCTTAAAGCGATCATGAACACCATCTAGCAGAATATCCCCTAGCTCGTCATAGAGATCTTTATGATCACCTGCTCTCGCCTCTACCTTTCGCAGCCAATCCCTAAGCTTTTCTTCGCCTTGAAAGTAAAAACCCTGCTTATCTGCCATGGTTGCCTCACTTGATGCTTGGCATCTGGTTTAAAACATCATCGCTAAAGACACCGCCCCGATATGTTGTGCCAATTGGCATAGTGGAGGGTGATTTAGCTGCAGGTTTAACTTCTTCGGTTATTGGGTTCTTAACAAGTAAAACGTTTGTGCCTTTTGAAACGCCTTTCAGATAGCTCATTGCATCCTCATAACGTCTACGAACTTCTTCAGATGCTTTGCTTTTCCAAAGTAAGTAACGTGCGATATCACAGACGAAGATTTTTATATTGTCAGGTGGGTATTCAAGTGGGATGGCATACTTGGCACCAATCCAACCATCAATGATCGAGCCTGCATCTGCAATTGCTGCTTCAACAGACTCATCCCCCATCAAATAACGTTCTAGTTGTGATATTTCATTCAGGCTGTAACGCTTCACCATGTCATCACGTGTTGCGTACATAGTTCACCTTATTTAGTTTCTGGTGTGACCTTATCTGCTGTAGATTTTTCCTTAGCAGGCTTTGCGGTCGCCGTAGCTAAATCAGCTTCTAGCTTTTTAATCTTGGCTGTCAGATCCGCAACTTCGCCTGAGGCTTTGTCCTTCTCTTCGGTAAGCTGTGTATTTGATGCCTTCAGATCCGCAACTTCGCCCAAAGCAGTTGTCTTATCAGTTTCAAGCTGCTTATTGGACGCCTTAAGATCCTCGACCTCGCCTTTGAGTTTTTCTAACTCATCAGCTGAATCATCTGACGGCGTTTGTTCTAGTGCTTTGTACTCTTCAATTGCGCCAGATGCTAAAAGGGCTTGAATGCGTTCATCATTCAAGCCCTTAATTTCTTCACCCGGTAGAAATGCGCCTACCGACTGCAATGCAATATATTTCGGCATATCCTACCCCTTAAATTGTAATAAAGCCTTGCCCACCAACGATGCCATTTTTATTTGATGGCACAACGAGTGGAGATGACTCGGTTAATAACATAATGCCACTTGGATCTTCTTCATACCATTGGCGATCGAAATACTCCAAAGCCAAGCCATTCGCATGAATGTTCTCAATTTTACATTGAGTCACATAACCGCTTGTGTCGGCAATTAATGCAAAGTAATCGACTGGAATAAAGCGCTTGGTAGAACCTTTATTTTTATAGGTCGCATCATATGTCCAAATTTCTTTATCACCTAAATAGCCTTTGAATTTAGCTGATTTCGATGCATTTAATTCAGGACGATATGGAACGCTGATACCTGCATAAGGCGCAACAAACTTGGCTTTAAAATCAGGATTCTTTTCTAATACTGCCCAGACTTTACCAGTTGTCAGAATCATTGATGCTTCACCGCCGTTAGCGTCTAACATGCGCTGAGCCATTGTCTCAATATCTTCAACTGGTGTTGCATTAGCCTGATCCCATGCAATTGCAGGGGTAAATGCTAAAGAAGCATCACGACCAAAAGAGACTACATTTCGACTATAGTCATCTGATTCTAAAACCACTTTACCCGTAACAACCAACTCAGCAGCCATTAAGATTTTGCGATTATCAATTGAATCATGATTGCGCTTAACTGTTTCAATTTGAGCAATCATATATTGCTCAGCCGTGCTTAACTGATTAGAACCAGTTGCAATAATGCCTGCATCACGTAAACGAGCTAATAATGCCGTATCCCACGACTCAGCAGGTGTAACCTGATTCTTTGGCTTTAAATACGCTGGCTTTATGTGATCAACTTCAATTGCGGTTGTACGATCGAAACCGCGACCAGCTATCTCTGGTGCAACCAATGGTGCAATATCAGATTCAATATCTAATTCAGCGATTGGTACCACATTTGTAGTGAATGATTTACGGCGTGGAAAAAGTTTATCCAATAACCACGTATCCATAGGTGCATTGTTAGAGTGGATAAGTACCAACTCATTCACATCGAGCAACTCTAACGGCGCATTATTAATATCAAAAGTTTGTGGCATTTTTACACCTTCGCTAATTCAATGTTGTTTTTGGTTGCTTGTGCACGAGCAGCCGCATATTGATTGGTTGCTAAAGCTGTACCAGAAATAGAAACAGCTTCAACGCTATAGATCCCCGCAATATAAATAGGAATCTCTGTATTATTTGCAGCCGCAATCGTTGCTTCAGCTGCTGTTAATGTTGCCCCACAAATGACACTCCATGTTGAAGCGTCAGCTGCATGAGTTAGAACATTTGCGGCTGACACAGACAATAAATCGCCAATTTTATAAGCGGTATTTGTTGTCACTTTGGCATTGGCTTTACGAGTCTTGCCCACATCTAAATTAAATGGGCGGGTTGTACGACTTGTATTGATGGTAGTCATCTATTAATTCCCCTTCTTTTGAGCTGCAAATGCTTTTGCACCTGCAGAGAATTTATGCTCCTGATCATCCGACACACTGCCACCTTGACCGCTTTGCGCTTGATGCTTAAACAAGTTTTGGAGATTATTTGGCTGTTTATCATTTTTAGGTGCAGAGAATTGGCGTAGCTGCTTTGTTGCAAATGTAAAAGCAGACTCATCCATTTCTGTATAAGACTTTTTATCTTCAGCACTAAACTGAACTTTTAATTCAGCTTCAAGTGTAGCGATATCTTCAGTACGTTTAGTTTCCTTGAACTGCTTCAGTTCATTTTGTGCAGCATCACGTTGTTGCTCAGCTTCAATGCGTGCTGCTTTTTCTTTCTCTAACTCGGTCACATCAGTGTCCTCTTGTTTATTAAATTGTTTAGGAGTGTGACTTGCCGCTACTGCAGACGTATTGTCATCAGCACCAAGTGCACAAAATGAAACTTCACGGATAACGCCGTTACGGAAAATCGTGATTGGCGCTTTGAGTGTTTTGCCGTTTACCTCTACTTCACCTCGATCAACTTCTTCAATTGAACCAGGCACGATATAAACCGACATTTCCCACGGATAACCCTCATCACTATCTTGGGCAACTTCTTGACCATTCTTGTTAGAGAGCAAATCACCTGAGACTTTCAGACCACCTTGGTTGTCTTTAGTGAAATTACGGACCACACCAGCACGGCGACCAGTGTCATGATCAATCAAAGCTCCTAAGGGCGTTTTCATTTGAAGCGTGTCTAGATCAAAGATCACATCACCCCAGTAGTAGTGGCCTTGAATCACTTCGCCACTGTAGGCAACACCATTAAAGGTTCGCTTCTTTCCTTCCTCTGTTGATTTCTCAATATCAAAAAGATTAGTCTTAAACTGGTACGCTGAGATGGGCGGATCTGGCTTTTCGTTTGTTCCTGCCACTTTTCTTTCTCCATAAAAAAACCGCCAAACGGCGGCTTAATTAATTAGTAAATGACTAATACAGACTGAATGCATTCTGATTTGCTATGAAATAGCGCACAGCTTGCTTATCTGTACGTTTTAGTACGAGTTGATCATCTGAGTTGCTTACGACCTCTAAACTCAAATCAGGGGCTAAAAGCGAACCATCTAGACTGCTGATTTTATTCAGATCGATTGCAACACCCTTTGCATCAAGAATGATGATTTGTTTGCCAACTTTCTCGGCTTCTCTAAAGAGCGTTGGGGTTTTAATTCCTATCACATTACCTGCAGTTAGGTTTAAATCATCAATGCCACGGATTGAACTACCAGTGAGCTTATTCGCCGTGTTCTTTGCAAAACTGAAAAGCCGGTTAAAAGCACCCATAATCTTATCCCAAATGCTTTTACCTATAGTTCCCTGTTGATCTTTCTGAATCTCAGACTGATTAAGGATGGTTGTTAACGCATTTTCTTTTTCATCTGATAGATCCAATGTGATTCGCAAATCACTAGGTCGGATATCCGGATCTAATTGAATTGTTTTATCTACCATTTCATCAAGCAAGCCTCGCTTCACATCGTCAAACTCTGAAAAGCTTGTCTTGATCTGTTTAATAGCTTGAACATCAATCGTTGCTTCATTGCTTAATCGTTCAATTTGACGTTTAAACTCAGGTGCAATTGTCGAACTACTAAGTCGATTTCTCAAAACCTCAATAGATTGCTGATCATAGTTCCATGGATCAAAACTAAATCCATCATCTTTAGGTAAATCAGGCAATTCATCATCTGGCGTAATGCCATATTTCATAGCTTGTTTTTCAGTTAATGCCATAACAGTACAACGGCACATAAAAGCCCACGGCGGGTAGTATCTACGCCAAAATGGATCATCAATATGACGAATTATTCGATCAAGCATTGAGTGGGTTGGGCGTGTTCTTTTGTCATTAATGACCATCATCATTAAATAAGGGCGTTTGCCTTTATTGTGCTGTTGATGTAACCAACGACCATATCCATAGGCATTTTGTGTATTGGTCCTGAACACATTTTTTAACTGAGCTTCGGGTAAATCTATTCCATCTGCTTCAATCATTTTTTGAAAGTCTTGGAATGTACCCCCTGATTCAACAACGTTATAAACTGAATTAAGCACCGACTTAATTTGGTTTAAACTTGCAAGACCACTTACCGTAGATGCGTATTGTCTTGAATTTAGATCCAATGAATAGAATTCAGCAGGCAAAATGACATTACGTGATCTCGCATAATCCAAAGCTTGTAAGAGGGTCATATTGTCCATTTAGCGACCCTCTTTAGAGTGAACATAACCAAGAATATCAGCAGCAAATAAAGCTCTGTCCATGAGCTCATTAAATTGCGATGTATCAGCCTTACCTGCCAAATCAAATAACCTATTTTGCAAATCCTCAATGCCAGTACTATTTGCTATCAAATTTTTAATGTCTGCATCTGAAAATAATTGCATTTTAGCTTCGGCTAATTCATCAAGCTCATGCTGTTCTTGTGTTAGATCCTTAACAGTCGCAGCAAAGCTAAAAGGCAGATTCGGTAAAGCCTTAAATTGTTGTTCTGGCTGTCCTGGTGGAAGCTCAGCAATATCGCCGTCCATTAAGCCGTACTCACGGATAAAGTACTGTTGTGTTAGATTTGCACCAGCATTTTTAAGCTTTACATCACGATCTGCCTGATCTGTATTGAGCTGCTTAGTTTTCTCGCCCAAATAGACCTCATGCTTAGGCCAGTTATTCAATGCACATAAGGCATTAACGGTAGCTTGAAACGTTGGCGTAACCAGACGAACATCGGCATTCAGCTTATCCTTACGCACATTCTCATGAACCTGACCTAATGCACGACTCCCTGTGCCATCAGTTCCACTTGTAAGTGTTTGCCCTAATACAACTTTTTGAATCTGGCGAATAAGTACATTATTGAAAGTCTCAAATGATGCTCCCGCAGTACCATTTGCACCAGCTGTTAAAACTTGTACATCGTCATTAGCATCAATCGAAAGGACACTTTGAGCATGAGCGTTAAGCAATGCTTGGTTCATATCATCCGTTTCTGATTCTGAACACTTACCCAATAAAATTGGTGTGCCAAAACGTTCGAGAAACTTTGCCCAAAACTTAAAGCCATTTTGTTTAAAGAAATTCAACCAGTACAAGGTTGCTAGTAATGCTTTGCCGTATGGTTGCTCATAAGTTGCCTTTCGCCGTGTTAGAAAGAATTTAAGCTTCTGATCGACTACTATTTCTTGACCATTACCTTCTGGTCTGAATATCAAACGACCATCATTCTTTGGCTCGAACCATTGCATTGGCTTTTCACCAATCCACTGAAAACCAATGTGCCCATCTGGTTTTAATTCATAAACTGCTTCTTGAACTGAATAACCAAAAAAAAGCGCATTGATTGCGCCTGATGCCACTTCTGTGAACCATTCTTTAAGCTCTTGCATGAGCAAAAGCGCTTCGGGTGTATCACTTGGCTCAATGCGGAACGGCGTAGCAAGTAATGCATCAATACGCGTTTCCACAGCTTGAGCAATCTCATCGTCATCTAATAAAATTTTAAGACGGTGACGCGATATACCCGCCTTACGCAAAACCTCATCAATATCAGGCTGTTTACCCAAGCTATAGAGCATTGACACTGCGTTTTGTTGGAATAAGCTCCCTGCAGACAAAGCCTTTTTAGAAGCTTTGTCTTCTTTCTTAGACTTTGCCATTTTCTTACCTATTAAAATGTTCGACTTCCTGCTGTTGCAGGTTTTTTAGATTGTCTCGATTCATTCAGATCGTTGAATGCATCACTGCATCCATCCACCTGATCATCATGTTTTGCATTAGGGAAATTTCTTAATTCTTCAATCAGCGCTTTATTCCAGTCACCCCGAAGCATTTTCACATTCCCTACGTTGACCTGAGCCGCAAACGGTTGTGCCCTTGTGATCTTATCGCCTGATACTGGTTCCGCTTTTACTTTGAATCCTGATAATTTACCTACAAAGTTTTTGGCTTGTGATTTGCCTGCTTGACCAGGATCTTGCGGTAAACGAATAAATACCCCTTTGCCATCTATTTGAGCAGTTTGAATAATCGTATTCTCTACCCCATCTGGCCCCCAACGTCCACGAACCATATCAGTGATATAGATCGTGTTGTCTTTAGCTTTCGCCAATCTAGGACCTGCGGTGTAGTCTCCCTCATTCTCAGTAGCGGCTAGATCCCATGCACGACACTCTTTAATCAGATCTGTCGGCAAAGCATCAACAATCTCAATTTTATCAGGCTTAAAAAAACCGCCTGCTGGAGGTGATGGTCTTTGAAGGTACTGTCCTGAGAAAACATACGGCGATGTCTCCTCCATTACACGCAAACGCTCAATAGTGTGCTTCTCTGGCCATAATGCTGAACCGTCTGGCTGAATAGCTGATAAGCAGATATGCTCCCATTCTTCGCCATTACCGCCGTCTAATAGCCACCCTGCTAAATCCTCTTCATGTAATCTCTGCATGATGACAATAATCGGGGTTTCTGGTGAATTGGTGCGCGATTCAAGTGTGTTTTGAAACCATTCAATAACACCCTCACGAATGGTTTTAGACTTCGCTTCGCTGGCTTTGTGCGGATCATCAATAATGATTGCTCCACCAAAGCTATCTCGAATCTTACCAGCTCCAAAACCTGTAATTGTTCCACCTGTACCTTGTGCATAACAAACGCCACCCGCCTTAGTTCGCCAATCATCCTTAGCCTTACTATCATCACGCAACTCAAAATCAGGAAAAACATTTTTAAACGCCGTTTCCTGTACGAGATTTCGTGTTTGAAAAGCATTGTTCGCTGCCAATGTTGCGGAGTAACTAATGTGAATAAATTCACTATCTGGAACTTTCCCAAAACACCAAGACATAAAATTAATTACAGCAAGTTCTGTTTTTGAGTATCTAGGTGGGATATTGATTATCAAGCGTTTAATTTCGCCGTTAAAGACTTTCATTAAAGCATCACAAACCACCCTATGATGCCAATTATGCCGCCATTTATACTTTCGGCGTTCTTTGAACATATAACGTGAAAAGAAATAGAGATCTTGTTGTGCCTCGATCTGTATTGCTAATTTGCGATCATCATCAATACTCATCTAAAGCCTTTTCCCTTGCCTTAAGATAATCTTCAACCGTTGTTTGTGATTGAATGGTTTCTACAGGCCCGCCGTTTGCCCCCGTTATCTCTTTACGGTTGGTAAATAGCCCCCCGCTATCTTTTGCAGCCTGCTCCATAATCTTTAGCGCCATAACCGTATTCTTAGTTTTGTTCAGCAATTTATCGTATTGCTTCATACGGTAATGTTTATTGGCAATTGGAATATCAATCAAACCCTCGTCAAATTTCTTTCTAGTTTCCTCAAAAAGATCTCTGAATTTTTTACTTAGGTTTCGACCTGCTGCTTTAGTTGGATCGTATGATGCACACTGCATTCGATCCGTTATGATTCCAAACTCTTGTTTTACCAACTCAGCAACTTCTTGAGGTGTATCACGGCACGCAAGAGCTTGAACTATAAATATTTTTACAGGCTCTTTTAAGGCTGCCATAAACACCTCTTTGTATGACTACGTATAACAAGATAGCCAAAAAAAAGAGCCTACAGGCTCAACTAATAACGCATGTTCCACAACATCGAGTGATGCTCAGGTCTGACACAAACGGCGCTTGCTTCGCTACTTCAATAAGCCGCTTGACGTTCTCGCTTGCTCCGTGTCGTTTGACTACGCCTATAAATTCCTCTACATCGTGACCAGCTAAGAAATGCTTAGGTAGTCCAGTATTGTCGCTATAGATGATCTCACCATCAGCATCACGTTCAACACCGATATGATATAGCTCGTGCTCAATCAAAGCACAAAACTCACGGTCAGACGTCTGTTCGCAAAAGCTTGCATCAATGGTGATTAAGTAAATCGGCACAAATCCAAACCAGTCACGCATTTGTTGTTCTTGTCGTGCCTTACGCCACCCACCAACGTTAAACATAACTTTTTCACATTGGCCAAGAACCATTTGCTTTTTAACGGTACAGGCTTGTGATGCCCACGCAAATGCTAGAAACTCTTCATTGTCGTGAAGCAGCTCGGCGATATGGTCATGATCAGGATTGTAGAGTTCAGCATCTACAGTGAGATAATTGGCAATCACCCATTCTTTTAAATCGGTTGCAGGCGCCAAGCGCAAAGCTTCTTCTTCATCAGCCTGATCTATCAGTTCAGTCGGTGGAAATGGTCGGATCTGGTTCATTGAATTTTTGCCTTTTTAAAGTTCTAAGGAAATTATCTGCATAACAAGCATCTATCTGTGTTGGTCCAGACTCATTGATCTTGTATCTAGCAGCCGATTCAATTCTTATAACCGTATAGCCTTTTTCCCAAGCTTGATCGTATTTGTCCAAGCTCCAAGCTTTATTTGATAATTTGCCCTTACGTCCACCTGACCACGGACCACCCGAAATTTCTACTAAAATCCTGTGTTCAATAAGGTGAAAATCATAACGCCAGTGCTTAGTGGTATTAAACTGAAAAAGCGTTTCATATTTAATCTCAAAAACTCGTAGTGTTTGTTCAAAGTTATCAAAAGCTTCTAAATAGTTTTGTTTGGCTTTGGGTAACGGCGTAGTGCGTGGCTTGTTTTTATGTTCGCGTTTTTTGGTGAGTTGAAAATAATGATCAGATTCCATAATTTCACCCATTTATTTTTATAAAAATTTTAAAATAATACTTACACGAATCTACGACAATTATTGACGCGCAATTCAATAACTATTTATCACATTAAATCATTTATAATAAAAAACACCACGCATTTAGAAATGCGTGGTGTAAAAAAAGTTATTTAGTTGCGTTTAATAGGAGTGCTATATGCACCAAAAAAACAAACTTGCTTTAATTTGGATTGTGTTGTTGATAGCACCTGCCTATCAACAACACTTTAATTTTGAACTCAACAAACCAATAATTAACATGGAGGTGAGTCAAACAGTCAACAATTAAGGATAGTTAACTTTTAGGTAGCATGGTTTGGCGACGGTGCTACCTAGCTAAATATTAAATCATAGTTTTATTTCAAGCAAATCAACCTATCAATAATTTACTTTTTTATACATCTGTCACGGCGACCTTTAAGCCACTTTAATTTTTCAATGGCCAAAAAAAATCGCTCATCTTGTTGAGCGATCTCTTCATCAGTCAAGCCTTTCGTTGTGCAACTGCCCAGATGTTTTAATTCTTGTTCAGTATCACGTATCTCATTATCAATGTTTTGATGCATATGACCTCCAAACAAGAAAATAAAAAGCCCCGCCAATAACTAGTGTGTTGGCAGGGCTTCATGCGCCGTAATCCGTTCGGCAAAAGAAAACCTCCCGGAGGAGGTCTTGTGAGGATTATTTAATTCCTTTGTGTTTTAACAAAAGATCTTGTTGTTCCTGTCTCAACTTCTTCTCATGATCAGATATAGTTGGCTCATAATTGTGCATATTTCGCATTCTTGCTAATTCTGGATCAAACTTACCATCTACGTAGTTCCCCATATCCTCTTCAGGATAGTCTTCAAAATAATCATACCATTCACCCATGACATTATTCTCTCTAGTTGTTTGAGATAAATATACCATAGACAACAAAAAAGCCCACAAAAAGTGAGCTTTCAAATTCTTTCAGGGCGACCAATTCATAAAACGCCCATTTTAGAAATAGTTATACTTAACCGTTCTGTCTATGTCAAGCATGTTCTATTTGGCTTTCATCAATTCTGAATGACCGCGCTAAACGTTGTCGGATGCAATTTTCCCAATTTTCAATAAAAGCCTCTGCTATTAATTCAAAAGGTTCATAGCGTTCTGAGTAACCAGACTTTGAAACATTTAATTTAGCGATCGTAATTTTCTCATGCAATGTATAAGGTCGTTTACCTGTGCTATTACACTTATTGCAGAACTTTGAACCATCTGGATAGCCTTTGTCATTATATAATTCAAGCTTACCTAAGCCCTGACAATGACTACACATAGCCTTAACAAATAAGCGTCCACGCAAAACAACCTCAGCAACTCCTTTAGCAACATTGGTTAAGTCGCCTTGGCAATTGTTAGGTTTAAAGTTCTTCTTAATCATTTCCTTGTGGATCTTACCTGCTAAAAGGTTTCTAACTTTAAAAAATTCAGCAGATGAAATTTCACCTTTTTTTATTTCGACTCTACCTGGTATATCCTCAATACGTTTTTTAACTTCTTTACCGTTAATGATATTGGTTTCATATATCTTTTTGGATTCAATTACTATGGCGATCCTTTCAAAATCCACGCGCTCCAATAATAGTTCAGCCCACTTTCTTGATTGAGGAGGTAATAAAGCTATTTCACCGAGCACCACATCTTTAGTTATTTTTCCCTTACCGTTACTTTGAGCAATAGCGAGTCGCAACAATTCTAAAAAATCAAACTTTTCAATTAACATCTCTGTCTTCCTATACTTCTGTGATGCTGATCCCATGAACTGTGCTCATGAGATGTTTCTTGGTGCGATAGCTCGCTAACCTTCTTGTCGCTGCAGACTTCACATCTTCAACAATGTATTCACCGCTAATGATGTAGTAAGTGAAATCAGCAAAATAACGTAATGCTGGCTTTGCCCTTTTCTCTCCCTCTAACTTAGTCTTTGGTGCAAGTTCAAATTTAGTGTGATGCTCTAAACCGAAGATCTCTCCCCTTTGTTGCATTGCTTTAAGCTCGATGTACCGCTTGTGTTCTTTCTTGCTGTCAAACGTCATGCCGTCTAATTCAACTTTCTGAGCATTAAACTTATTGCGCTTAGTTGCCTTGGGTTTATCTGACTGCTTTAAGATTTCACGGCGATACTGATCGATGCTCATTGAGGTCATAATTGACTCAGATCCTTATCAATGCGACGACCTAGCTTAATTTCTGCTTTCTCAGCTGGTCTAAGTGTGTCGATGTTTGCGCATCCCTGAAAATACATAAAATGTCGTTTAGCACCTCGATAGCCAACTGTGTTCTCATCAATAATTAAATCGACTTTCAATAGCTCATCGATATAAAAATCCTTGTAAACCGCTAAGTCGCCTAACTTGTAACTCATACTATCGGCCCATCACATAGACGTACTGTTCTAAATGCTTGGACCAGTAAACTGTTTTGCCTTGATTGCTTAATTTGCGTTTGCGTTTACTAGAAATTGGCCGTTCTTTAGAAACATCAGATTCAAAACACATAAACGGCCGGCCATCATCCAAGCGCCCAAAAACTCGACCATCTTCAAATCGATCTACTACGCCGTAACCAGAGAAGCGGATACTAGAGTGAATCGTTTCAGGGTTGTTTGTGAAATCTACTTTCACCTTATCGCCTTTTTTGATCATGCAGCCACCCCTTTGCTTTGTTTAAAACCTAGTTCGATCAGGAATGGAATAAACGGTTTTTGCTGCTCAGGATCTGAGATCAAAGCGGCCATACGCTTTGCAGCATCCATCCAAGACTCACCAGAATGGCAAAACGAATCTTTGAACTCAGGATGGAAAACCATTTGTTTTGCAAAAGCGTAAAGCTGTTTGTCAGAAGCAAACGTAATCACGTCGGGTGTGTGATTTTCATTATCAGCTTGTTGGCCAGAAGTTTTGTTTTCAGAAACACGCTGTACCGGTGTTTTCATCTTCGCGTACTTAGCACGAGCTTTAAGCATCCAGTCTGCAAAGAATCTAACCATTGCTTCATCAGAATGATTTCGTTCTTCATTGAAATTTTTGAAGCTAGATAATTCACGATCAAACCATGAAGCATTAAAAATCTCGTAGGTATCGATTGAGTGATCGATTGAACAAATTTCTAATTTCAAATTTTCCAAAATAAACCAGGTATTATTTTTATTTTGATAGTTGTTTTTGATAGTTGTTTTATGTGGGTTAAAATTCTTTACCACTTGCGGTAAAAATTCTTTACCACCTGTGGTAAAAATATTTAACCACTTGCCGTTTGTAGTGGTAAAAAAATTTAACCACTTTGGCGAGTTATCCACATTACTATCAACACCATTGAGGTGGTTAAAATATTTAACCACCACAGATTTTTCTGAGCTAATTTTTAACCAAAATTCAGCCACAATTTGAGGTAATTTTTCACCATATCCGAAGTGGTAAAAATTTTTAACCATGTCTTTTTTGAACACAATTAAAGATTTCACCATCACTTTTTTATGTGGAAATTTAACCCATTCACCTAGGTCATAATTATCTACTGGTGAATAAACATTGCCGTATTTAGATTGATGATGTTTTTTAATTAAACCCACTTCTTCTAATTCACTTAGACATTTACAAACTGTCGGGCGGCTTTTCTTGGACAACTTTTCCAACTGACGTAAAGAAAGTGCATCACTCTCTTTTGTCCAGCCACGTGTCTTTCTGACGATCAATATATAAATTCGCACAGACGCATCACTGATTTTGTGCATAGCATCATCAACAAAGGCATTAGCAATTTGGAATGAGTTGGGAACGAATTTACTCATGCTTATCACCTTGAATAACCTTAAATTCGATTACCCAAACCCAAGGATTAGCATTCCAGCCTTTCTCATCCCATCCGTTGATTTCATTCCAAAGTTTAGAGAAATATTCTTCAGCACAGTAATCATCATCGGCAATCATGCCCTCAGCTTTAGCATCATCTTCAGAAATATCATTTAGTCGTTCAATACGAATATTCATGATTTCAAGCTGAATGCGTGATGCCCAGCGTGGCATAAAAATAGATGGCCTCCAGTCATTAGGTAAAAAATCCCAATCAACTTCTCCTTTTGGGAAGCAGCGCTGAACAGCGTCAAAATTAGGAGCAGTAACCTCTTTTGAACCACCAGCTTTATATCCAATCCAGCCAGTGCATGGTTCATTATCATTCATGGACCAGCCTTCCACATCAGGTTCAACATGCCATGTCTCACGCACCCAAAGCTGATCACCGATCTGTCCAAATGGACAACCATTCTCAATCCAATATTGCAAGCTAGGCTCACTACGAATGACATGAGGCCTGTTTCCTGACTCGAATTCCGCCTGGTCAATAATCAGTTCACTTTTTACAACACGGCGAGTCTGTGTCTTACGAGCCTCTATAAGTGCTTGAACCATCGGCGTACTGAATAAAATCGGACGTTCTTTCATGCTCTATCCTCCCCACCCATTTGAATGAACCGACCAAACATGATGATTTCTTTGCATCGATGTAAACTAGAAATGATCATTCCCGCATCTTGATAGCTGATACGATGATCACGACTTAAAGCCTCAATTAACTCATCACGAGTTACTGCAGCATTCGCCTCATCACGATTAATCTTGCGTAAATTGGCTTTTCGAACATCCAAATAACTGTTTAAAGTTCTCAATGCTGGCTCATGCCAGGACTGAATAATTTGTGATTGTTTATAATCTGGTAACTTTGCTGAGGTATTCATGAAACCTCCTTCTGAGCTGCTAATGCTTTACTCAAATGGATCTGTACATCACTTGATATAAATACGCATTTAGGAGAAATGTTGTTTTCTAGATAAGCGTCATCACCCATGAATGCTGTGCGATTTTCTCTTGATAACCTGCGCTTTGCTTTAATCTCAGTAATTGATGCGTGTCTTAACAAATGTTTAAGAGCAAACTTTGCCCCATCATCTAGAAGCACGCTATCCTCATCAACTTGAGACACTGTCATCAAAGAGTCAGGCATGTCACTATCGATAAAAACAACAGTGTCACCAACTACATAATCACTGTTGTTTGCTTGATTTGGTTTTGATATATTTGTCATGTTCGTTTCCTTGCTTTAATGAACACTAAAAGCCTGATGTCAGAAATCAGGCTTTTTTATTGCCTTCAATTTCGTTTTGATCTGATAAATCTGAACGATGCTCACAGTTCTTATAGTTCTCTGTTAAGCCAAAAATCTTTTGTTTAATCTTCGTCTCGGCTTTTAATTTTTGGAGATGAGGTTTGACTAAGTTCTCATACACGTATTCACTAGCGCCCTGCCCAGCACGTTGCATTTCCGCAAGTGAACTTAATTGCTCTTTATGGTCGGCGGGAACATGCATCGTAATCGATGCGTCTTTTTTGGGTTTTCGTCCAGTCATGGTTTCTTCCAAAATCAAAATTAAATATTTATTGAGTAAGTGGTTTTTTAATTACGTGAGGAATACTTGGATTAAGAATCAAAAGCCCGCGTGCCGAAATTTCAGGGATATATTCCCCCCATTGACTAACCGCCGCCCGAGACACACCAAGACATCTAGCGAGATTTGCTGCATCGGTAAAAGCATTAATTGCATCCGATGTTTTAATAAGAACTTCCATAATAGGGCTCAAAACAAAAAATGTTAACCACAGTTAACCATACTTTATTTTCAATATCAAGCTCACTTAACTATCAAATTGTTAAGCTGACTTTACTTTGTAAGGTTGGCACACTATGAGTACTCTTCAAGAGAGATTTGCTTTGGCTATAAAGCACTATGAAGCAACTACAAATAAACGATTCGTTAAAGCCCATCTGGCTGATTTTTGCGGGGTAAGTAGACCCGCTGTTTCTGGATGGATTGACGAAAACACCCAAACACTTGAGCAAAATAATGCTGAAAAAGCAGCAAGATTTTTAGGTGTTAATCACAGGTGGTTAAATGGTCTTGGTTCATCGATGTTGGATGATGTAGATGGTACAGTTTCGGATAAACCCAGCCAGTACAAGCCAGTAATGGTGTGGGAAGCCCCAGAAGATTTAGACCCCAATACCTATGTAATCATCCCGCATGTTGATGTGAAGTTTTCTGCTGGTGATGGCCGTCTTGTTGAGATTGAGCCAACAACTAAGGGGTATGGAACAGCTCAATTATGGGAATGGGTACAGAAAAAGCGTATTTCTCCAAAAAATTTGATTACTGTTGACATTGATGGTGACAGCATGGAGCCTAAGATCCCAAATGGAAGCGTTGTTACATTAGACAAATCTGTTAATACTCTGGATCAAGTACAAAGTGGTAAAGTTTATGCGATTAGATATGGTAATGAGCTAAAAATCAAACGCTTATCTAAGAGATTTGATGGGGCCTTAATTATTGATAGTGACAACCCTGATTATGATCGTGAAATAGTTGAAGTGGATCAACTTGAGCATATAAGCATCATTGGGAAGTATGTTTCACATAGTTATGATGGCGAGATTTGAGGAGGCATGATGATCGCGACACTAAATAAATCCAAAACTGCATTATCTATTAACAAGCAAGAGTTTAAGGCAGCATTATCCAAAATTGGTGATGGCATTGATAAACAAATATCATCACTTAAAAAAGCCAAGCAAAGCTATGATGCTGTGGAGATGGCGCGCGAGGTCGTTACTGAAGCAAATATCTTTGAAGCAATAATCGAGGGATTTAATGAGGCTGAGGGAACTAATCTAACATTGGCAGACATAAGCAATTTAGAGCAAGCACAAGGCTGGATTGATGAGCTTTTAGAAAAGTACACGACTTAGAAAGTGTTAGTTTTATAAGAATAAAATCTAAAACTGCGAATCCAACTATCTATAGTTAACTCAAATATATTAATTAATCCCTCCTTGCCGCCACACTGGCGGCTTTCTTTTGTCTATTAAAATTCAATATTAATTACAGTTAACATTTATTTTGTTAATCTCACTTTACAAGCTTAATATTGTTAAGTATGCTTTATCTCATGAACAGCAAAAAGCCCTGAACACTTTGCACGGCGATCAGGGCTTTCCACAACATGAGGTAGATTATGGAACAAAACGTTTTAAATCACAATCGCAGTTATACGCTAGGCAAGTCATTTCTTGTTGGTAGTGCAATTTCTGCAATCACTTTAGGTGGCTTGACTGGTGCTTACGCCCTGGTTACCAAGCCAGTCGAAACCAATCCTGTTTACTCTTACGCTAATACAAATTCTATGTACGGCGTGATGTCAGTAAAAATCACGTCTGAAACAACTGGCGAAGCAATTGTGAATCTTGATGGCTTTCATGTTTTTACTAGCTTTGATTTCGATCTAGTACCTGATTACAACGGTTCAATAGGTAGTGATACCAAAGCTGTATTTATAAAAAACTTGGCTGTCGATCGCGTCTTGTTAAGTAACGGCGGCTTTTATAACGACTTCACAAACGCAGATGACATCAGAAACATGATTTCTGTGATCACCGCTCATATCGAAAAAAACAAAATGGTGGAGTCGATCTAATGGAAAAGAAACGCTTCACTACCCCATTCCGTGAGTTTATTACTCGTGATGACAACGGTCGCTATCACGTTCGCTTGGGTCCGCAAACATTTTCTACAAATTACACATTTAAAGATATTCGTTTAGAGACTGAAAACGGCGGTACACCTGTAGATCCTGAATATTTGACAGCTAGACCTTGGATTCTTCGCAATCTAAAACAAGAAGTTAAAGAACAACGCAAAAAAGAGCGTGAGCAAATGTTCTCAAAAGAATGCTTTCAACGCACTCCGTACAGCGCTAATCAACGTATGGCCTACAACAATACTAAATCTAATAAGGGGTTGTAATCATGGCTCTAAATATCATTATGCCCAATCAGGCTTTACTGGTTAGCTCTATCATCTTTTATCTTTATACAGATCCTGGTTTAGGTAAAAGCTCAATCGCTCATACAGCTGATAAACCTGTGGTCTTTGATTTTGACAAAGGTCAGCATCGTGTAACGGCTAAATTACGCCGAGGTGCAATTGTTCCAGTGCCTCAATGGTCGGAAGTTTCATTCATGGATGAAAAGGATCTCGCTCCTTTTAATACCATTATCTGTGACACCGTTGGAGCAATGCTTGATTGCATTAAAACCCACCTGAGCAACAACAAAGAAAACTTGCAGCGTGACGGAAACTTGACACTTAAAGCTCAAGGTTTGGCAAACAACCTATTTATGCAAACTGTTAATAAATGGATTTCATACGGTAAAGATGTGGTTTTTATTGCCCATGCAACTGAGGAAGAATCAGGCAAAGAAAAACTAAAAGTATTTCGACCAGATCTTGGTGGGAAAAACAGAAATATGCTCTATCGCATGGCTGACATGATGGGTTATATGCATGCCACTACTGACTCAGAAGGGAAAATGGATCGAATCATTTATTTCAATCCAAGCCCAACACATCATGCAAAAAACTCAGGTTTCTTAGGCGTTAAATCTACTTTGCAAAATGGAATGACTGAAAACTCAGGGCAAGTATTTGTTCCTGATCTTGAGTTCAATCCGACATTCCTGGGCGGGCTAATTAAAGAAGCTAAAGATTACATTAACTCAATGACACCTGAACAGCAAGCTGAGCTCAAAGCACATGAAGAGCTTGAAAATTTTCAGCAATGTTGTGTTGAAGCTAACCATGCTGGTGATTTGAACCAACTTACAGAATCTTTAGATCCTGAGCATAAATATAAAACTCAAATGTGGCACGCCATTCAAATACGTGGCCGTGAGCTTAAGTGTTCTTTTGATAAAGAAGATTCTAAACGCTGGTATAACCCTCCTGAATTTAGAGGCATCAGTGATGAACAACGTGATCAACTTCAAGATTTCATAGCAGAGCGTGGCTTAGATATTAAATCAGTTTGTGAGCACCTTGGTTTAGATGCATTAACTCAAATTGAAGCTTCAAAACTTGAAGCAGTTAAAGAAGAAATCGACAACTTAGCAAAACAGGAAATGCATGCATGAGCGCAATTATTTTAGATACCGAAACTCATGACATGAATGGCTATCCAATTGAGATAGCCCATGTTCCTGTCTCATTTGAAGAGGGAACTCTATTTGTTGAGAAAGAATATGCTTTCGATGAGTATTTTTCTTGCCCCGAACCAATTAGCTACGGCGCTATGGCTGTACATCACATCCTTGAATCTGACATAGCTGGAAAGCCTAGTTATGAAACTTTCCGTTTGCCTGAGGGTGTTGAATACATCATTGGCCACAATGTTGATTACGACATTCAAGCTATCAAACTTGCTGATAAATCTATAAATGCAAAAGCAATTTGCACTTTAGCTCTATCTCGCATGGTATGGCCAGATGATGCTCACAACCTATCGGCATTGATCTACAAACTAGCTAACGGATCTCTAAAGGCTAGAGAATCTATTCGCAACGCTCATAACGCCAAACAAGATGTATTACTTACAGCAGTTCTTTTAAAACAGATTTGCAAAGAACTGGGCGTTAAAGACTTGAAATCACTTTTCTTGTTTTCTGAACAAGCTCGCATCCCAACGCATCTCACTTTTGGAAAGCATAAAGGCACAGCAATTAAAGACATCCCTGCTGATTATGTTGTTTGGCTGCTTAAACAGGATGACTTGGATCCATATTTACGCAAAGCATTAAAAGGATAAGAACATGAATGAACGTATTTATAGTTGGCGTAGTGATGAATGTTGGGATGATTATTCTCGTCCAGAAGAAGCCATTCAAGATATGCAAGATAACGGCTTTATGGTTGCAGGTAATGTTTTCTTAACTGGTACAAAAAGACCTCTCACACCAAAACAGTTTTTCCCTGATGCTGCTGATGTGTTAGAGCTCTACGACAACAACATTTATGACAATTGTGGTGATTATTCAGAGGGTAACACTGGTTCTGATCAGGTCTCAGAAGAAGCACAGGCTGAATTAACAAAGTTACTTAATGATTGGGCTGAAAATAATTTAAGTCTCAGCTTTTATGAAATTGAAAATGAGGAAGAAATCGAGCTAACCCAAGAAATGATTGATGCCTTTCTTGCAAATGAGCCGATTCCTATGCCTGAACTAAAAAAAGGATAAGAACATGACAAATATTTTAAATGCACAAGAAGCTTTTACTGCACTTCGCTCAGGTAAGACGGTTCTATGCCGACACATCCTTGGTGAATTTGATTCTCTGGACCAATTCCCTGCAACTGTGTTTGCTCTGCCAGAGCACGAGTTTTGCATCAAAATTGAAACCATTGAGCTGGCTGGTATTACTTTTACAAAGCCGTTATCAATCGAAGAGGTTCAACCTGAACAAGATGTATTTTTAATTCAACCACAGGCTGTAATTCTTCAATATAAATTCAATGAAAATATTGAAGAGTTGGTTACTGGTATCCGCAGTGGTTTTGCTCAACGTGACTTTGAGAACGCGAAGCGACAATATGAAGCAATCTGCTCAGCAGTTGGAGGCTCTATATTTGAAGTAAGTTTAGAGCTTGCAGAACAACCTAAAAAAAAGCGGCAATCAAAAAAGCAAAATGAATCTGCTGAAATAAAACAACAGTCCAATCAAGCCGCTAACGATGATAATTCGTTAGATGACATTATTGGACCAGTTACAGCTCAATGCCCTACCTCAAATGATGTCGAAAAAAAGACATCTACGGATTTAGGTTCTGATGATGTCGTGTTGAATCAGTTACTTAAAGTAGATTCGATCGAGCTATTAGAGAAAATGGAGGCTAGCTTTAATAAACGTAAAGCCAATATTTCTGATGATAAAGTACAAACATTCTCTCGTATATTTGAACAAAAACGCGAAGAGCTAACATCTGATCCAGAGCTATCAATTCTATTTGATGCATTTATTGCTGAGATTGATTCTGCAAAATCTGAAAATGATCTTAAAGTAATTCGCACCAGGATAAATTCAAACGGCGATTTAACTGAAGTTGAAAATGCCGAATTAGCAACACGCTTGAACTTAAAAATTGCATCTTTTGAAAAAGAGCAATCTACTGTTCCTTTTGAAAATATTGCAGCTGCAGTAGTTACTAAAGCTCAAGAAATTGACAATCAAATACAGGAACGTCAGTGGACACGTTTTCACAATGATAAACCTTGTCTAGATCTTGGTGATAAAACTCAGTATGAAATTGAGTATGCAGATCTGACTGCAGTTGTTATTCATGCTCAGTCACCAGACGAAGCTAATAGTGTTGTTGTTAAGACTCAACACTGGACCGAAGAGCAACGTAAACCCCTACTTTCTGCAATAAGTAAAAGACTTTGCGAACTTCAAGAGCAATCAAAAGTTAAGTCAAATGAACCACCTTCATTGATGGTACTAATTCAAAATGCACCCGATTTGACAGCCTTGGATGCTTTAGAGATCGATGTATCTGCACGCCACCCAGATATACAACCACGGTTGATGGGTTACGTTAAGAAACGCCGCTTTGAACTTGAACAGCCAACCCTGGTGTCTAGCATCGATGAGGAGCTGCCATGAAATTCAATTACTCAACCATGACCCGAACACTCATAGTGTTCGGGAGCAAAATGACTCACATCTTTGAAAATGTCGGAATTGGTGAAATCGAAGATCTAATCGTAAATGCAAAATTCAAAGAAGCGACTAGGAGAAAGTGATGTCAGATCAAGAAACGTTTGTTTTGATGCCTGTCGAATTAAGCCATGAAGCTGCTACTAAACGAGCTAATGAACAGTTTGAAGAAAACTCTAGGTTGTTTAAAAACTTGCATCGTGATTGTACGGAACCTGAATTCACACGATTAAAAGATCGCTGGTTAGCAAATCGTGTTGTACAACTTCAAGAACAATACCGGGCATTGGTAAAAATAGTTGGGAGAACCCATTAATGAGCACATTAAAAGATCTAAATACAGCATTGTTCGCACAACTTGATCGACTATCTAAAGCCAGCAAAGACGATTTGGCTGATGAAGTAGTACGTGCACAAAATATGGAATTGATCAGCGAACAAATTATTAAAACCCACTCCACACAATTAGAAGCGGTAAAACTGGTGGCTCAATATAAGGGCTTAAATGAGGGCCAAAAAGCCCCAATACTTGAAGTCAATTACGAGGTATGAAATGCCAAAAGGTCAAGCGATTAAATATACGCCTGAGCAGCTAGATTATATTAAATCTAACTGCAACCTTGGGCGAAAAGAACTCACCGCCAATGTGAACCTTAAGTTCAAAACGAATTTTACTGTTGATTCAATCAAATCACTTTGTAAACGCAACAAGTGGAACACTGGTCGAACTGGTTGTTTTGAAAAAGGCGAAAAGCCATGGAATACAGGCACTAAAGGGGTTTGTAAACCAAACTCCGGAAACTTTAAAAAAGGCCAGCAAACGTGGAATTTAAAACCGATTGGCTATGAGCGAATTTGTTCAAAGGATGGTTATGTATTTGTCAAAGTTGCGGAGCCAAACGTTTTTAAGTTAAAGCATAGAATTGTTTGGGAAGAAGCAAACGGTCCTATTCCTGATAATCATGTGATTGCTTTTAACAACCAGAATAAAACAGATTGCCGTCTTGAAAACTTAACCCTTATGACCAAAGCTGAAATGGTTCGATACAGTCAGAGTTTTCATAAGTTGGCAAATAGTGAAACCAACGAAACATGTTTAATCATGGCCAAGGTTAAAAATAAAATCCATCAATCTAAGAAGGTGGCTTAA